GGTCAACGGGAGCGCAAACGGTGCCGCCCTCGCACGGGCCTCTATAGGGGCAGCAACGAGCGATGACACGACCAGCCAGGAAGAACACGGCGGCGGCAGCCGGTCCGAAGGCGCGCAATCCGACCGCGTGGCGGCACGTCAACCGGCTCCAGCTCGCCGAATTGGTCGGGGTTCACCCTGACACCATCTCGGATTACAGTCGCGCGGGCATGTCCACGATCACGCGCGGCGGACTTGGGAAGGAGAGCGTCTACGATGCCGTCGAGTGCCTCGCGTGGTGGCGCAACACGCAGGGCCAGGATAAGAAGGCCATCGCGCAGACTCGGGCCTATGAGGCGGCCGCGAAGCTGAACGAGCAGCGGTTGCTCGAGCGACGCCACGAGCTTGTCTCACGCGAAACCGTGCTTCTCACGGGTCAGCATTACACGAAGAGTTGGGCCGCCAAGATCCGGTCCCTCCCGCGCCGCCTCATCGAAGCCGGGCTCATCACGCACGAGTTGGAGAGCCCGGTCGCTGCGCTCTGTCGGGAGGTCCTGACGGAGATCGCGAGCTGGAAGACACTGGCGGATCTGAAGCGCTCGACGAAGCGGAAGGCGGCCGCATGATGGAAGCGGCCGCGCTCGTCGCCGGGTGGGCATCGGCCGCGGCGCCTCCGCCGGCCCTGACGGTCAGCCAATGGGCCGACGCAGTGCGCGTGCTGCCCGAATCGAGCGGCGCGCGCGGCGGTCGATGGCGAACCGAGGCCACGCCCTACCTGCGCGGCATCATGGACGCCGTCCACGAGCCGGGCGTCCGGACGATTGCGGTCCGCAAGGCGGCGCAACTCGGGGGCTCCGAAGCACTCCACAACATCCTCGGGTACTTCATCCAGTACGACCCCTGCCCTATTCTCTTCGTCCAGCCGACGGCGTTGGTCGCTGAGGAATGGAGCAAGGAGCGCCTCGGCGACATGATCCGTTCGACGCCGGCGCTCAGTGCCGTCGTGCGCGACAAGCGGCAGCCCCGCGGTTCCCACGAAGGGGAGAGCACGCTCTCACTCAAGATGTTCCCGGGCGGATTTCTCGCGCTCGGGGGAGCGAACACCCCGAACACCTTTGCCCGGCGCGCCGTGCGCCTGGCGATCGGCGACGATGTCGACCGGTTCCCGCCGGTCGTCGGCGACGAGGGTGACCCGGCGGATCTGCTGCGCAATCGCACCAGGACCTTTCACGACGCGCTCGTGCTCTTCGTGTCGACCCCGACCCTGAAGGGCGGCCGCATCGACACCCTCTATGAGCGGAGCGACCAGCGGCAATATGTCGTGCCGTGTCCCCAGTGCGGTCGTCGCGACTGGATCACGTGGAGTGCGCCTGGGCATTTTCACGTCGTCTATGAGGGGGACGATCCCGCGACGGCGCGGCTGGCCTGCCCAAGCGAAGACCATGGCGGCTGCGGCGCGTTGATGGGCGAGCCGGAACGACGCGCGATGGTCACGCTCGGGGACTGGCAACCCACGGCAATCCCAAAGGAAGCGGGCCTGGTCGGCTTCCACGTCCCCGAAATGATCTCCACGCTCGGCGTCTCGCTCGAGAGGCTCGTCGAGAAGTGGCTCTCCGCGCGCGCGAGGGGGAGAGAAAACCTCCGCGTCTTCATCAACACCTCACTCGCCGAAGGCTGGGAAGACCGCGGCGCGCGGATGGAGGCTCACATCTTGCTCGCGCGTCGGGAATCCTACGGCGACGACGTCGAAGTCCCGGCGGCCGCGCCCGTGCTCACGGCCGGGGTCGACGTGCACGAGGACCGTTTCGAGCTGCAGGTCCTCGCGTGGGGGCCAGGCGCGGAGCGGTGGGTGGTGGATTGGCGGACGGTGCCAGGCAATCCGAAACAGCCCGAGGCGCGCGCCGCGCTTCTCGAGGCGCTGCAGCGTCGCTATCAGCACGCCTCTGGGCATCAACTCCCGATACACGCCACCTGCATCGATAGCGGTTTCGCGACCGAGGAAGTCTACGACTTCGTGCTCGCGTATCAGGCACGTCGCTTCTTCGCGACGAAGGGGTACGCCGGGCGCAGTGGTGAGCCGGTCGTGGGGAAGCCGTCCGAGAAGCGGTACGGACGATCGCCGCGGCCGGTGCGTCTGTGGCCGATCAACGTTGACGACGCCAAGGCTGACGTCATGACGGCACTCTCGCTGGCGGCGCCAGGCCCGGGCTACATGCACTTTCCTGGCCTGGTCGACGAGGAGTATTTCGCCCAGCTCTGTGCGGAGCATCGCGAGACGCGCTACAACAAGGGTGGGATCGCGACACACTCCGTCTGGGTGCTGGACCGCGATCAAAACGAGGCGCTTGACACGGCCGTCCTGGCGCTGGCCGCGTACCGCCTCTTGAACCCGAACATTCGACAGATGGCAGACATGCTGGCCGCGGCGCCGCCGCCTGGAGCGGGCACCGGGCAGCCGCCAGTGGCTTCGAAACCCCCGACGCGGATGGCACCGGCAACCGAGGCGCGGCGGAGTACGCGCAGCTCGTATCTCAAGATATGACTGACGCCCCTCCGATCCCCGCGGCGATCTGGCGCCGACTGCTCGCATTTCTGAGCGAGGGCCGGACGGGGTCTCTCACGCTCGATGTTCATCTGGGCAAGGTCAAGGGCATTCAGATCAAAGAACGTATTCGCGCGGAGGAACATCCCCGGACGCGCGGGGACATGGTAAACTCCGTCTAGCTCAACCGGCCTCTGCCTGACCCCGATCGCGTGCCGCCTTGGTGCGGCGTTCCTCCGCGCGATCGGCCCACCAGCACGCCCACTCGCGGCCTTGGCGCCGCAGGGGGCGTTGCATTCTTGGAACCTCCGAACCTCCAGTCCCTGCGCGTCAACATCGTGTGCCGCAATTGGAAGGACGATCGGGTCCTTCCTCGCTTCGCGCGGTATCTGGCTGACGGGCTCGGCTGGACCTTGAGCGCGGCGCCGTGCGCGGCGACGGACGTGTACTACCTCATGGGGTACTTCGAGTCGCAGCTCTTCTCCCGTTGGCCACAGGGACCAACGGCGTCGCTGTTTACCCATCGCGAGGAAGAACCTCCGGGGAATGGCAAGGCGCGGTTGTATGACGAGATCGCGCGCCGCGTCGGGTTGCGCGTGGCCATGTGTCGGCTGTATGCCGAACCGCTTCAAACCTTCGGGCCGACGATCCGACCGCCGCTGCCGGTCGAGCGGGACCGGTTCACGATCGCGAAGCCGCCACGCCATCCTCGCCCCGTGATCGGGTTGAGCGGCTTCACCTACAAGAACGCTCGGAAGGGCGAAGACCTCGCCCGTGGCCTCGTCGCCTCCCCGCTCGGCCGCCGTCTCGAATGGACGGCCAGCGGGCGGGGCTGGCCTGTGCCGATCCAGCGATTGAGCTGGCGAGAGATGCCACGGTTCTATCAGGGCTTGAACGTGCTCGTCTGCCCGAGCCGTGTCGAAGGCGGTCCGATGACCGTCCTCGAAGCGCTCGCCTGCGGGGTGTCGGTGGTCATTCCAACGGGCGTCGGTATCGTTGACGAGTTGCCCGACGTGCCGGGCATCCACCGATACCCACGCGGCGATCGCGCGGGTCTGCTTGTGGCGCTCGAGCGCGCGGCCTTTCCATCCGCTCCGGTGAACCGCGAGGCGCTCCGCGCCGCCACGGCAGGTCACACGATCGAGGCCTGGTGTGCCGGGCATGCAGCGGGCTTCGTTCAGGCGTTCGGAGCCAAGGCCCCATGAGCACGCGCGGCATCTACGTTGTCGCCTTCGGCGACCCCGCCCGAAGATGCGCGCTCCGACTGATGGCGAGCATCAAGAAGCATATGCCGGACATCCCGATTGCGGTCTGTGCGTCAAAGGCCATCGGCCCGGAGGATGTGCTCATCGTCCAGCCCGACACCGACGTCGGCGGACGTCGCGCGAAGCTGCGGGCGTACGAGCTGGTCCCCGCGGCCTGGCAGTCCGTGCTGTACCTGGACGCGGATACGGAGCTCGTGGCACCGGTCTATTCGCTCTTCCAATGGGTCGAGGACGGGTGGGAATTCGTGATCTGCCGCGACGTGGGCGAGACGCTCCATTCGTTCCAGCGGAAGAACAACCTGAAGGAATTCCGGCAAGTCGCGACGGCGGTCGGGACGCTCTACGCGGTCCAGTTCAACGGCGGTGTCTGGGCCTTCCGGCGTTGCCCGGCGATCGAGCGGTTCATGCGCCGATGGCGGGCCGAGTGGGAAGTCCATGCCCAGCGCGATCAAGGCGCGTTGATTCGGGCGCTGTACGCGGAGCCACTCAAGATGTGGGTCCTCGGCAACGAATGGAACACGTTCCCGAAGTACACCCCGACCGTCCAGACCGCGGGCGTGATGCACTACCCGTGCGAGGCCCGACGCTGGGAGGGGAAGCTCCCTGGGCGCATCGACAGCCAGGAAGCCTGGGCGATTGTGAAGCGATGGGGCGCGACCCATGGATTACGTTGATCGCCTGTCGCGTGAGAAACCATGGCGAGTCCCACCATCTTGAACCTGGGAGCGGGCAACAGGCCGATTGGCAACGCGGTGAACCACGACCTGACGAAGCATCGCCCAGAGATCGCCGTGACCTGGGACCTAAATACTCTGCCCTGGCCGTGGGCCGATCGGAGCTTCGAGCTCATCGTCGCGCGGGCCGTCCTCGAGCATCTGCGCATCGACCTCGTGCAATCGCTCAACGAGTGCTGGCGCTTGCTTCGGCCCGGTGGGCAACTCTTCATCAAGTTGCCCTACTGGCAATCGGATGTCTCACATCAGGACCCGACCCACCGATGGTTCTTCAGTTTGCACAGCCTGGATCAATTCGACCCGGAGACGACACGCGGGCGGGCGTACGCCTTCTATACCCCCCGCAAGTGGAAGATCCGTGAGGCCCCGCAGTTGAATCATTCCAGCTCATCGATCATTGCCACCTTGGAGGTGCGCAAATGACGCCACACCTCGAGGCGGACGCGTCCACGCTGTGCCGCACCTTGGCTCGCCAGTGTCCAGAGATGCCACGGCCGCCGGCGGTCAAGCAGCAGCTCCTCGACTACCAGAGGCTGGCGCTGTTCATGCTCGCCCGTGAGCAGAACCGCGCGGGCGCCCAGATCCTGGAGATCGGGACCGGGCATGGGAGTTCCGGCTATCTGTTGTCGCGGGCCGCGCCGCTCGCACGGATCACGTCGCTGACGACGTCTGCCGCCGAGCGATTCTGGCAGCGAGAGGGCTGCCGGAACATCGCGGTGCGCGTCGAAGCCTCGTGGGACTACCTGGCTCGGAACACCGAGACCTGGGACCTGGTCTTTGTGGACGGCGATCACAATCGGATTGCGCGCGACCTGCCCTGGTTCGACCACTTGCGCGAGGGCAGGCTCTTGCTCTGCCACGACTATTCCCCGCAGCACAGTCGATCCCCGAGCGGCATCGTGTACGAAGAATTGAACGCGATGGCGGCCACACTCGGCCGGCTCTTTGACGTGCGGATTGTCGATGACGAGAAAGTCGGCATGGCGGAATTTCATCGACGCCGCGGAGAAACGCTCGGCAATCCGGCGGCGGCGCGTCCCATCCTCCAGCCGGTTCCGTCTGTGCAGGCTGGCGTCGTCTTGCGGCAGGAGGATCCGCCAGCAAGAAAGCGGGCTGCCGCTGCTGGGTTCGGTGTGGCCGTGTCCCAAGGATGGGCCGCACCGTGGCCCCGCACGGTGTTCGTCGCTGACGCGAGGAACCTGCCATGGGATTTGCTCCCGGTCGGCTTTGAGTTGCTGGCGAAGTGGGATGTCGCCGCCCCGTTCTCCTCAGACCAGGTCCTGGCAGAGCAGATCGGCACATCGGAGGACCGGGAGCGGACGCGCGCGATCGTCCGTGACCTGCGTATCCCCGTTTATGCGCATGAACTCCTCTTCGTGCGAGACAACGGGGCCGGGCGCATGTTCACGGAACACTGGCGCGCGGACTGCGACGGCGGCGACGAACGGCTCGCCTTCGTGCGGGCGCTGGCGGCGGTCAAGCCATGGTTCTGCGTCTTGCCGCGTGTCTGGCTGGCCGAGTCGACATACCGCGCACTCATCAACCAGCGATCCGTCAACGCTGTCGGCGCGATTGCCGGCGCCGTGAAGAGGCGAGCGTGAACGCCCCGCGTCTGATCTCGTGCTACTTCGCCGGCGCCGGCGACCAGTGGCCACGGTTGGCGCGCGTGCTCGAGTTCTCCGCGCGGCAACGCTGCCCGGAGTGGCAGGTGAAGGTCCAGGAGATCGTGCCGAAATCGTGCTCCATGGCCCCACTCACCTCGGCGTACGCCGCGAACACCCAGAAGCTGGACTTCTGGGCGCGCGCGATTACGGAGGCGCGGGACGGTGACTGTATCGCCCTACTCGACACCGACACGATGATTGTCGGCTCCCTCGACCCTATCTGGGAGCAGCCCTTCGACCTGGGCTATACGACGCGGGCGAAGGGGTTTCCCTTTCCGATCAATGCCGGCGTCGTCTTCGTGCGCGTGAACGCGCGATCGCGCGCGTTCCTCAGGCAATGGGCCGAGGAGAACCGCCGCATGTTGACCGACCACCAGCGCCACCAGGTGTGGCGCAAGCGGTACGGTGGCATCAACCAGGCCGCCCTCGGCTTCCTCCTCGAGCAGGGCGATCGATCTGGGGTGCAGCTCGCCACGCTCCCGTGCCGTGAATGGAACTGCGAGGATGCGTCCTGGCAGGACTTCGATCCCGCGCTGACCCGGATCGTGCATGTCAAGAGCGGACTGCGGCGGGCGATCTTTCATGGATCACCCTTGGCCACCCTCACGCGACTGACACGGATCTGGCGCGGGCTCGAACGGGCGGCGTTGACGGCCGCGGCGCCCAAGGTCACGCCTCCGCCGCGTTCAACACCCGCCGCGCCCATGGCTCGGGCCGTACTCCCGCTGCGGCGCCGCGGGCGCCCGCGTGGACCGGAGACGATCAAGACCAATGTCCGGTTGCCATTACCGGTCTACGACGCCTACTGCCGCAAGGCCAATGCCACCGATCAATCCGTCCAGACCGTGCTGAAGAAGACCCTGAGCGTCCATGCGCCGTAAGACGCCTCGGGGGATTTTTTGGGTCAATAAATAGACATGCAGTCCAGCTTGTTTAATTCTCACTTGGACGCGGGGTGGAGGAGCGGTTCCTCGCGAGGCTCATAACCTTGTCAGGCCGGTTCGACTCCGGCCCCCGCAACCACATTGTGTTGATCGAGCGGGGAGCAGTCTCAGTCTATTCGATCGTCTGATGGGAGGCACGTTCATGGGCTTTGCACTTGTCGCACGGCAGCAGGCGCTCGACGGCATCACGGTCGATCGGGTCAGTCTCCACAGCGGCGACCCGGGCACAACCGGCGCCAGCTACATCACGGCCGGAGGCAAGCAGGCGGCGTCGTTCAACGCCGCGAACGCCAGCGGTGAGCGCGTGCTGAATGCCGACGTGGCGTTTACCGGCATGACGCCCAGCCAGTCCGTCACGTACTTCGGCGTGTGGCTGAACTCTGGCGACGTGTTCAAGTGCGGGGCCATCCTGACGGGTGACCAGGCCGCCAACGCCGCGGGCGAGTACACGCTGAAGGGGACGACCACGAAGATCACGGCGTAGAACTGGCCCTGGGGGCCATTGGGAACAGCGTACCAGGTGCCGACCAAGATCTATCTCCAGAACGTTGCCGCGGCGATTGCCCCGTCGAACTGGGCGACGGGCTGGGGGACACCTGTCACCGGGAACGTCACGAAGAAGGGCGCCACCACTAAGGCGTCCTCGGCGTTCGCGTCCGTGGCTGCCGCCAGCGGGACGGTGGTCGCGACCCTCCCATTCATGCGGTTCCTGTACGGACCGGTCGCAGGGAATCAGATCAGCGGGACCATCGTTGGGCAGATGCGCGGGTCGGAATCGAACGCTGCCTCTCAGAACACGATTGCGATCGGGGCGCGGATTCTCAAACCCGACGGGACTGAGCGGTCGGTTCTGCTGGCGCCGACCTATGCGGACCTGGTGGACGCGAATCCGCCGGAGCTGCGGACGAGTCTCACCAACAACCAGTTCCGCGACACGGCCGAGTCGGTCACTATCTCACTCACGACCCAGACGCCGACCGACGGCGACTACATCGAGATCACCATCGGCTCGCGTAAGAACGCGGCAGTGACCTCTCGTACGATCACATTGGAATACGGGGACACCGGCGCGAACGACCTTCCGGTTGACGACGCGAGCACGAACCAGTACTGCCCCTTCGTCACCTTCTCGGGGACGATTTCGCTGTATCAACCACGAGGCTACGGGGTCCCTGCTCTCACGCTCGGCATGACGGGCGTTGGGAAGGCCATCAAGTCTGGCTACGCGGCCGTTGCCCTCACGCTGGCTCTGGTTGGTCAGGGCCAAGCACCTGCCGTGCCGCCCCCGAACGGCTACGGGGTTCCCGCGCTCACGCTGTCCACCACAGGCCAAGGCGCGACGGTCGCCAACGGCTACGGCACACCCGGCCTGACGCTGAGCACGACCGGCGTGGGTGTCTCTATGCGATCCGGCGTCGGCGCTCCCGCGCTCACGCTGTCGTCCACGGGCACCGGCAAACAGACCGCCTACGGCACCGGCTCGAATTGCCTGACGCTCGGCGCGACGGGCGCTGGCAAGCAGATCCCCTCGGGCGGCGGGGCGCCCGGCCTGACACTGGCCACCACGGGCGAGGGCGCGGCGCCAGTCTTGTCAATCCCGAGTGGCTCCGGAGTGCCTGCGCTCACGCTCGGGGCCAGCGGCACGGGGACGACCATCGCGCAGGGCGCTGGCGCACCGGGAGTGACGCTGGGCGCGAGCGGGGTGGGAGAGGCGCCCGAAGTGCCCATGTCGGAAGGGGCGGGCACGGCGGCGCTCGTCCTGGCTGCGACGGGCGCCGGGACAACGGTTGAATCAGGACACGGGGCCGAGGCGCTCACGCTCGGCGCGGCGGGCGCCGGCAAGCGCGTCACCTACGGCTCCAGCACGACCGGGCTCTCGCTGAGCACGGTTGGTGCGGGCCAGCAGGCGGCGTATGGGCACGGGTCGAGCTCGCTCACGCTCGGCGTCACGGGGACCGGTGTTTCTGTCCGGTCTGGAGCCGGAACACCCCCACTGATCCTCGCGGCGACCGGTCAGGGCCGCCTCGTCGCCTCCGGTCACGGCACCTCTTCGCTCATCTTGTCAGCGGAAGGGGTCGGTGACGCGCCAACGGTGGGCGGGGCTGAGGGGGACGGTGCGTCGGCCCTCGTGCTGGCCGTGCAGGCAGAGGGTCGTATTGCCGTGGCCGGGACAGGCGTGCCCTCGCTCGCGTTGAGCCTGGCGGGCGTTGGGAAACACGCCGATTACGGATCCGCGATCGCGGTGCTCACACTCGACGCGACCGGTGAAGGCGACGCTCCGTCGCTCGGGACTCCGGAGGGAGACGGGAGTGCTGTTCTCGGATTGGATCTTGTCGGCCGTGGCGAGACGCTCACGGCCGGCGGCGGGTATGCGACCGCGGTCTTGGCCGCCTCCGGCGCCGGGCAGATCGAGCCCGTCGGGTCGGGCCTTGCCACGCTGCTTTTGAGTGCGGAAAGCATCGGCCCAGCAGAACCCAGGATTTCCGTGCCGGCCCTCGTGTGCATATCGGGGAATACCAATTGACCCTCTATCGAAACCTGGCGGGCCAGGAAGTCTTCTTCATGCTCGTCGACGTGACGAGCGGCGCGCCGGTCACGGGCGCCACCGTGGCGGCATGGCTCACGAAAGACGGCGGAGCGCAGAGCGCTGCCGGCGGCACCGTTGACGATCTCGGGCACGGGCAGTACCGATACAACTTCTCGCGCGGGGACACGAACGGCGGGACGATCGGGCTCCTGCTTCTCGCGACGAACTGTGTGCCCGTGTCTTTTGCCTGGGCGACTGATGCCATCGTGACGGCGCCGCCATCGGCGCCTGCGCCAGCCACGACCTACAACGCGGCCGCCCTCGCCGCGATCCGTGCCTCCCGCCTGCGGGGCATTCGCACCGTCCAGTTCGCCGACCGTTCGGTGACCTACACCTCGGATGCGGAGATGCGGCAGGTCGAGGCGGACATTCTCCAGGAGCTCGCGGTAGTCGGCGCGCGGACCCGGCCGAAACAGACCTATGGCGTGAGTACGAAGGGCTTCTGACGATGGGCGTGATCGCAAGCGTGCAGCGCTGGGCTCGACGCATCGGGAGAGCGGCTCCCGCTGTCCGGAACAGCGCCCTCTATGATGCCGGCTCGCAGACGCGGCGCACGGTTGGCTGGCGCGCGCCGACGTCCTCTGCCAATCAAGCCATCCTCGCCAACCTGACCACGCTGCGCGATCGCTCCCGCGCGGCCGTCCGTAACGACGGGTACGCGAAGGGCGCGATCGACAAGCTCGTCGAGAATATCGTCGGGACCGGTATCAAACCCCTCTCGCAAGCGGCCGATCCGCAGTTCCGCAATCAGATCCAGGCCTTGTGGCTGAGGTGGACTGACAAGAGTGATGCGGATGGCCTACTCGACTGGTATGGGCAACAGAGACAGGCCGTGCGCGCGTGGTTCGAAGCGGGCGAGGTCTTTGCGCGCCTGCGTCCGCGGCTGCCCGAGGATGGGCTCGTCGTTCCGCTCCAGGTTCAAGTGCTCGAACCGGAGCTCTGCCCTCATGCCCACACACTGGCCTATGGTGGCGGCGTGCGCATCCGGGCGGGGATTGAGTTCAATCCTCTTGGCCGCCGGGTCGCGTACTACTTTCATCCGTCCCGACCTGAGCTGGACGATTTCGATGCCTCGCAGCTTCGCCGCGTGCCGGCGGAGAGCGTCGTACATCTGTTTGATCCGCTGCGGCCCGGGCAACTACGTGGGCTACCGCACCTGACCCAAGCCCTCATCGACCTCTACGAGCTCGACAAGTTCGACGATGCGACGTTGCTCCGTCAGCAGCTCGCCAACATGTTCGTCGGGTTCGTCACGCGGCCGTCGCCCGTCGGTGACGCGGAAACGCTGCATCCCCTGACCGGTGAGGCAGTCACCACGCTCAACGACAAACCGCTCGTGAGCCTGGAGCCTGGGATCTTCCAGGAACTGTCGCCCGGCGAAGAGGTGACCTTCTCCGACCCGCCCGAACCACGTGGCTATCCGGATTTCATGCGCCAGCAATTGTATGGCGTGGCGGCGGCGACGGGCGTGCCCTACGAACTGCTCACGGGCGACATGCGCGGCGTGAACGACCGGACCGTGCGAGTACTGCTCAACGAATTCCGTGGGCGAATTGCGGTCTGGCAACACAGCATTGTGGCCCAGTTCCTTTGCCGACCCGTGTGGCGCGCCTGGCTCGATCGGGTCTTCCTCTCGGGTGCGCTGCCCATTCCCTTCGACTATCTCGTCAACCCAGAGCCCTGGGCCGCCGTCAAATGGACGCCGCCGCGCGTGCCGTACATCCAGCCGGTGCAGGACATCGACGCGCAGAAGGCCGCGATCCGGGCAGGCCTGACGTCGCGCAGCGCCACGGTGAGCGAATACGGCGACGACGCCGAGGCGATCGATGAAGAGCAGGCCATGGACAATGCGCGCGCCGATGGCCTTGGCTTGAAATATGACTCGGACGGACGGACGCCCGCGAACGCGTCGAGCGCCCCTGCGGCAGGACAGGAGCCGGATCCGCCTGAGTCGCCTCCGCCCGCCGAAGAGCAAGCGAATAATCGACGCAGAAAGGTGGCCGCATGAAACCACGACAGTGGTACCGCATCGAAAACAAGACCGAGCAAGATGTCGCCGACATCTACATCTACGACGAAATCGGCAAGTCCTTCTGGAATGACGACGCGGTCTCGGCCGCGACGTTCATCGCCGCCCTGAAGGCCCTGCCGGCGTCGATCAAGGTGATCAAGGTTCACATCAATTCACCTGGGGGGAGTGTCTTTGAGGCCAGCGCGATCGCGAATGCACTCCGCGCTGAGCGAGACGAGCGCGGCCGGGCAGTCGAAACCAGTATCGACGGGTTGGCCGCCAGCGCCGCCACAATCGTGAGCAGCGCCGGCCAGCCGGTCACCATCGCGGACAACGCGATGATGATGATTCATGAACCCGAGGGCATCGAGATCGGCAACGCATCCGTCATGCGCAAGATGGCCGACATTCTCGATGCGATTCGCGACTCGATCATTGCGACCTATCGGTGGGTCTCGATCAAGACCACCGAGGAACTGTCGGCCATGATGGCGGCCGAGACATGGTTCAACGCCACCGACGCAGTCGCCAACGGGCTCGCGACGACGATCGCGCATGGCAAAGAAGTCACCGCGTGTTTCCGGCCTGAGGTGTTGGCGCGGCTGGGTACTATCCCCGAGCAGTACCGCGCGCGCGTCGACGCGCTGCTCGTGAAACCCGCGCCGCCCGCCGATCCGCCGCAGCCTGTGGCGGCCGTGGAGGTCCTGCGCCTCTGCCGTGAGGGTGGATGCCTTGACCTGGCAGAAGGGCTCATTACCGCCAGCGCGACGCTCGAGCAAGTGCAAGCCCGAGTGACGGAGGAGCGGAGCACGCGTGGGGAGGCGTCCGCCAGGGCGACGCAGATCCGCGCCGTCTGCGGGAAGGCGAAATTCCCGGAGCTCGCCGACGGCTACATCAAGGGCGCGATGACGTTCGATGAGGTCCGCGCCCATCTCACCACACTGACCGCGAAGTTCGATCGCATCGAGATCGACGGCAGTCTGCCTCCTGACCAGGGAGGCAAGTCCAAGGCCCGCATCAACGTCGACGCGGTGTACGCCGCGCGCAACCACCTCACGAAGGAGTAGCACCATGAGTTCTCTGACTGAAGGCCGGCACACCGGCGAGTTCATTCTGAGCGAGCTGCCGGGCACGCTCAGCCGTGACACCGTGACCGTGGAGGTTCCCGCCCTCACCACGCTCGAGGCCGGCACCGTGCTCGGCGCGATCTCGGGGTCAGGCCACTACGCGCCGTATGACGACACGGCGTCGGATGGCAGGGAAATGGCGGCGGGCGTCCTTTACGGGTCGCTCGGAAACGACGATGACGCGATGGCCGAGCAGGCCGGCGTGATCATCAATTTCGGCGCCGAGGTGCGCAGTGCGGACCTCGAGTGGGGCGTCGGCGTCGACGAGACGGCCGGGCTCGCGGATCTGCTGACGGTGGCCATCAAGGCGCGCGACTAGGGCGCCGACACCTGTGGCCGCGGCAGATGGCGGCGGCCTGTCACGGGTTCTGTTCGTAGAGGAGAGAAGCATCATGCCAACGATGGACGTGTTCAACAACGACGCCTTCAGCTTGCGGTCGCTCACGGCAGCGATCCTCAACGCCCCGTTCAAGCCCGGCCGACTCGGGCAACTGGGGCTGTTCTTCGAGTCCGGCATCACGACCACGACGGTGCAGATCGAAGAGAAGAACGGCCAGCTCTCACTGATCGAGACGAGCCCGCGCGGAGGTCCAGCCAGCACCATCGGCCGTGAGCGCCGCACGATGCGCGCATTGAACGTCCCCCATCTCGCCAGGGAGTCGACGATCATCGCCGACCAGGTGCAGGGCGTCCGCGCGTTCGGCACGGAGAGCGAGCTTGAGAGTGTCCAGCAGGTCGTGAACGATCGCCTGGTCATGCTGCGGGCGATGCATGAGGTGACGCTCGAGTATCTGCGCATCGGGGCCTTGAAGGGTCAAATCCTCGATGCCGATGGCATGACCGTCATCTACGACCTGTTCACCGAGTTCGGGGTCCTCCAGCAGACGCAGGAGTTCGATTTCAGCGACAGCACCCTCAACGTCCGTGGCCTCTGCACGGCCGTGTTGCGGCAGATCGAGGACGTGCTGGGCGCCGCCACCTACAGAAACGCCCGGGCGTTCTGCTCAGGCTCGTGGTTCGACGCGCTGATCGGCCATGACAAGGTGCAGGAGTCGTTCAAGTACCAGCAGGGCGAGGTGCTGCGAAACGACCTCCGTCGCGGGTTCACCTTCGGGGGCATCACATTCGAGGAGTACCGCGGGCACGTCGGCGCCGTCGAGTTCATCCCCGATGGCGAAGCGTACTGCTTCCCCGAAGATGCGGTGACGGGAACGGGGTCGCTGTTCCAGACCTACTTCGCGCCCGCCGATTTCGAGGAAACGGTCAACACGCGCGGACTGCCGGTGTATGTGAAGCAGGCGCGCGACCCGGAGTTCCAGCGCTGGGTCAAGCTGCACTCGCAGTCGAACCCGCTGCCGATCTGTTTGATGCCTGCGGCGGTCATCAAGCTGACGCTCGCGACGTAGCGCGAGCGGTTGACGGGACGCGACATGGCGGCCAGCGACTTTCGGGTCCCGTTGGACCCGATCTTTGAGGCGTTCGGGGTGCCGGCGACGGTGACGCGGCCGGCCCCCGACGAGATCCCTATCCTGACGACGGGGGTCTGGGTCTCACCCTTGACGCTGGACATGCCGCCGGCCATGGAGTTCCAGCGCAAGGAGTCGCAACGGGTGATGGCGCTCACACGCACCGAGGTGCCGACGGTCCCCAGGGGCACCATCATTGAGGCACCGGAGATGTTGGGCGGAACCGTACAACGCTGGCGCATCGATGGGATTGAGCAGACGGACAGCGATCATCATCGCGTCTTCCTTTTGCCCGATCCTGAACTGGGTTCGTGAGAACGAGTGATGTCGAACCGGTCAGAGATCCTTGAGATCGTGAAGACCCGGCTCCAGGCAATCCGCCTCGGCTCCGGGTACGCGACCGACGCCGGCGCGACCGTGTTCATGGGCGAGGCTCCCTCGCTCGGACCTGACGATCCGACGACCGCGATTGCGATCGTGATCGGGGACGACGAGCCGCGATACCAGGGCGAGCAGATTCTTATCCGTCTGCCACTCACCATTGCGGCGCTGGCGCAGGCCAACCTCGACGACCCGTGGGGCAGCATCGAGGCGATCCTGGGGGACATCAAGCAGGCGATGGAAGTTAAAGATCGACGGATGGGACGGGCACTCAAGTCGCCGCTCACGCGCGGTTCGACGCGCACGCTGGCGCGTGAGCCAGGGAGCACGACCGTCGGGATCGGGATCACGTACCTGATTGATTACGCGGAGTGTTGGGGAACGCCGTAAGGCCATGAACGTCAGCATTCAGGTCAACGTCGCGGAGACCCTACGCGCCTTCGAGCGCATGCAGGCGTTTGCCCCGCAGGCCATCGTGCGGGCGCTCAATCGCTCGATCGCCAGCGCGAAGACGGCCATGGTCCGGGAGGTGGCCGTCGATACCGGGCTGAAGAGCGGGGACGTGCGCGAGCGGATCTGGGTGCGTGAGGCGCGAGCCGACCAACTGGTCGCAGAACTCCACGCCAGCGCGAAGCCGATCCCGCTCATCGACTACGGGGCGACAGGACCAGAACCCTCGCGTGGGAAGGGGCGCGGCGTGACGGCCCGGCTGCGTGGCGGAGCGGGGCGGTATCCGCATGCCTTTCTCGCGCGCATGCAGAGTGGGCACCGCGGCGTGTTCACGCGCCTCCCTGGCAATACGCGGCGGCTGCCGATCTATGAGCTGCACGGCCCGTCGATCGCCCGCGTCTTCACCAAACACGTCGCCGTCGGCCAGGCGCGCGGCGAGGAGCAACTCGTCAAGAACCTCCAGTCGGAGTTCCGCTTCGCGATGAGCAAGAGCGCGTAGGACGCGCACAGGAGAGAGACCATGCAGAACGCAGTCCCGTATGAAGTCCTCGGCGCGCCCTTCACGGTTTGGGCCGCGCCAGTGGGCACCGCCTTTGCAGAGGTCGATACCGAGCCCTCTGCCCCATGGGCGAAGGTTGGCACCTCCGGCGACCTCAATTATTTCTCTGAGGGCGTCACCGTCGAGCACTCGCAGACGATGAACTTCTTCCGGGCGGCCGGCGATTGCGGGTCGCGGAAGGCGTTCCGCACGGAAGAGGACCTGAAGATCAAGCTGACGCTGGCCGACCTCACACTCGAGCAATACGCCCACGCGCTCAACTCGAACGCGATCACGACAGTGCCTGCGGCACCGGGTGTGGCTGGCACGAAGTCAATCGGCTTGTCGCGCGGCACGGCCGTCGCGACGATGGCGCTGCTCGTCCGCGGCCCGTCGCCCGAGATGGCGGATGGCGTCGCGCAGTATGAGGTCCCGCGGGCCGCGCAGACCGGAACACCGGCGCCCGTCTTTCGGAACGGCGAGGCCGCCGGCCTGGCGCTCGAGTGGACCGCGCTGGTCGATTCGGAGGCGGCCACGGCAGACGAGTACTTCGGTCGGCTGATCGTCCAGACGGATGTTGCCGAGACCTAATCTCGCGGCGAGGGCGGCGGCGCTCCGGGCTGAAGTCGCCGCCCACAAGGCGGCCATCCGGCGTCACCGGGAGCAGTTGCGCAGCGCCGCCTCGGCCCTCACCGCGCTCGAAGCTGAGTCTCGCGCGCTCGGCATTGAGTTGATCTTCCACCCGCGCCCCGACGCAGGAGCATTCCATGGTCGAGACGAAGACCCCGGCCTCACCCCCGCCAGCCAAGCGCCCGCTCCTGGACCTCGATACGCTGGTCATCCGGCCGATCGTCCGGATTGACGAGGTCGAGTACGAGCTGCGCGCACCGGACGAATTGTCGGTGCTCGAGAATCATCGGCTGCTCGCGCTCGGGAAGCGGATCGAGGCGATCGAGGCGCTTGAGGAGGCGACAGACGACGACGACGCCGACTATGACCGCCTTCTACGCACCTTCTGCCGCAAGCTCCTCCTGGCGCCGGACGAGATCCTGGAGCGCCTAACCACGTCGCAGCGGGCGGCCGTGGGGCTGACTTTTTCACGGCTCTGGTTGACGGCGAGCCTCCAAGCAATCAGAGCGATCGCGAAAACCGCGGAGGCGCACAGAACGACGTCCGGCGAGGAGACGACTGGGGAGTCCTCATCCCCACTCTCCTCTATGCCTTTGGAGGCAGCCCCATGATGTGGCTGGACGAGACGCCGCGGGCGGTCGTGCGGGCGCATCTGCGGATGCTCCCGCGCCTGCAGGCGGAGGAATCCCTGCATGCGGCTGAGCGGGTCGCAGTCGGATCCGCCTCGCTCAAACGTGAGGCGAGTGGCAATCTCGTGCGCGAGTGGCTCCGCCTCGCACGCGGGGATCAGCCGCCCGAACGCCTGACGGCGCAGGCGATGGGGAGCGCCGGGATTGGCTACCGCCGTGTCGTCAAGCGGAAGGAAAGCGCATTGACCACATGAACGAGCCCGGACTCGGACGCACGGTCCTTGAACTGAAGACGGAGAGCGCGAGCTTCTTCGCTGACCTCAATAAAGCTGAGGCCAAGGCGAAGGGGCTCGGCGGGACCTTCGGCGCGGCCGGCCGGGAGGCCAAGGCTTTCGGCGGCCACATGGGCGACGCCGGCAAAACGGCCGCGGGCTCAATGGATGGCGTCAGCCGAAGCCTCGGCGGCGTCGGGAAGGCGATCGTGGCGGCCTTCAGCGTCGCGGCGATCGCCGGGGCGATCAAACAGTACGCCGACTTCACCGGTCAGCTCACCGACCTGTCCGCCAAGACGGGCCTGTCGACGACGGCCCTACAAAAGCTCGGGTATGCCGCGAAGATGAACGGCGGAGATGTTGAGACCGCGGCATCCGCCGCCTCGAAATTGGGCCGCAACCTCGTGGAGGGCGACAAGTCCGCGCTCGCGGGGCTCAAGAGCCTCGGCCTTTCGGTAGAGGATCTCCGCAAGCAGGGGCCTGATCAGATGTTCTTCACGGTCGCGGATGCGATCGCGAAGATTCCTGATCCCCTGGCACAAAGTGCGCTGGCTGTGCGCCTTTTCGGGAAGAGCGGCGCCGACGTGCTCCCCATGATGAAGGGGAACCTGAGCGAGACGGCCGCGGAAGCGGAACGGCTCGGCCTCGTGCTCGACGAGAAGATGGTTGCCGCAGGGGACGAGCTGGGGGATACCCTCGACACCCTGAAGCTCTCCGGGAGCGTGCTCATCGCCCAGGTCCTCACGCCGCTTGTGCCCGTGCTCACGAGCGTCGCGCGATGGATGGGCACGCTCGGCTCAACGGTCGTGCCCGCCTTGCAGCAGGGATTCTCTAATCTCGTGGGGATGGGCATGTCCGCCGTGGCCTGGCTCTACCGCACGGCGGCGGCGGCGGCCGACCTTGCCGCGAAGATCCCGGGCGCGAAGGCGCTCGGCATCGGCTCGCAGGCGGCAGATTTCCGAGCTTCCGCGCAGTGGTATGAGGACGCCGCCAAGGCTCAGTTCCGGCTCACGGATGCGACGAACAAAACCACGGACGCCACGGCGAAGCAGAAGCCAGTCATTGTCGACCTTGCCAAGGAGCAGAAGAAAGCCACGGGACCGGTCCAGGAGCTGCGCGACAAGATCGCGGATCTCACCACAGTCTGGTCGGCCTACGAAAAGCTCGGCACCGCCGGCACAGCGATGCGCGGGGAATGGATCAAGGAGAACGCGGACGCGATCCTGAAGGCGACGCGGAACGCCCAGGCCCTGGGCGTGGAACTTCCGCTCGCGTTCCAGCGGGCGGCCGAGGCGGTGCGTCGGGCAGACCTTGCCGGCAGTATTGACGAGATCGGGGAGCGGGCGCATGCGATCGACTGGACCTTCGGCACGAAGGATATTCCGAAGGTCAAACGCCAGATCGAGGGGCTATTGACCGGGATCGAGGACGCGAATAAGAAGATCAACTTCGCCTTCAACCAGCCGCAGTTTGCGCGGACCGTCCTTGACGCGCTGCCGCAACTCAAGACGGGCGTCGAAGTGACGGGCGACGTCATTGACTGGACCTTCGGGAAGAAGGCGCCAGCAGATGTCGGGCTGCTGGCCGATGCGGTCGGCGGGGTCGCACAGGCCTTCACGCAACTCGCCCAGGTCTCAGACGGATCGATGGGGACGGTCCTGGCGGCCGTCGCGAAGGGGGTTACCTCCATCAACCTCTTGCTCCAGGCCATCGACGCAATCAAGGCCGGCGAAAAGGCCATGGCCGCCGCTCAGAATAGCTCACAAAAGATGGCCGCTGGAATGCAGCAAGCGGCCGGCTATCTGGCCATCCTGGGTGTGATGTACCAAGCCATCAAGGCGTTATCCGATTGGACCGACAAGGCGAACATCGCTCGGAATGAGACCAATCGGTTGGTCGAGGCCTATGTGAAGCAACAGGGCGGCCTCGACACGTTACGCGCGAACCTCCAACTCACGGGTCGGGAGTGGGATGCTTGGGCCGAGCATATTCGCAAGTCCGCGGGGAACACTAAGGAGATACAGCGGTCCATCGAAAAGGTCACCGCCGCGCTCGACGCGCTGAAGGTTCGGCAGGCTGCTGCGCAGTCGGCCGTTTCGCTGATCGGCGAGTTGATCGGGATCTGGGTGAAACCGCTTCGTGACGCGAGCGACGGACTGGCTCAGGCGAAGAAGGACTACGACGAGCTCGCCAAGGATGCTGACCCCGATCCCCTCAAACTCGAAGCGGCGAAGCAGAAGGTCGATGAGTGGCAAGCCAAGGTGAATCAGGCGTCGGCAGACGCGAAGGAGTCGATTGGTTCCCTCTCGGCCTACACGGTCGCAGCCTTCGCCGTGATGGTCCAGTCGACCGGCGATTTCTACGGCGCGCTGCAGTCTATCGGGCCGGTGCTCGACGACTACGCCGAGGGGTTGAAGATTCTCGGGATCGATGCGGAGGGGGCGATCGGCGAGTTGCTCGGGATGCGCCAGGTCCAGACCACCTTCAAGGGTGTGCTCGATCCTCTCAGCACGGCGACCAAGATCGTGCAGGCCCTCAGCGCCGCCGGCCTCATCAGCCAAGAGGCGGTCAACGCGCTCGCGACCGACACGAAGAAGGCCTACAAGGCCATGGTCGATGGCGGCACGGACGCCAAGGTCGCCATGGTCCTGATGCAGCCGTCGCTGCAGACCCTCTGGCAACTCTGGAAAGACGGCAAGATCGTCGTCGACGACGAGACCGAGGCCATGCTGCGGCAGGGCGAGGAATGGGACCTTGTCGGCGAGAACCACAAATCGATCAACGAGCAGATGCTCGCCGCCTTCAAGGACTTGAAACTGGCGATCGAGGCAATGGTCGTTGCGATTCAGGATTGGGGCAAGGCGGCCGATGACGCCTTCAGTCGCGCCCGCGGGGCGGCTGAAGCCTATGGGAAGGCGGTGCCGCGTGGCACGCCGGCCGTTCCTGGCGCTCCTGCCACGCCACGGCCGGAGCCGTCCCCTGACGACGGCGAGGCCTACCACCACGGCGGGCTCGTGATGCACCGCGGCGGGCTCATCTCGCCCGCGCATGTCGGCGCCTCGATTTGGGCCGCCGGCGAAGCCTACACCCGGGCGCACACGGGACTGCTGGTCGGCCGGGCGGCGAGGGCCGCAGACGAGGTGCCCATCCTGGCGCAGGTCGGGGAAGGGATTCTATCGCGGGATACGGGGATGCCGGCGCTGGGTCGGTGGGCGCTGGCGGCGATGAATCATGGACAGGCCCCGAGTGGCGAACCGGCGCGAGAATCGAGGGTCGTCAACCTCAATCTGCAATTCGACATCAGGGCGCTGGATGGGGCGGACGTCAAGCGTGTGACCGTGAAGGAGATCGTGCCGTATATCCGTCAAATCATCACCGACAACATCGAGCACGAAGGGACCCGGCTGACCAGGACGATCAAAGCGAAGGTGAACCCATGATCCTCAAGGCGCTCCTGGATTGCTGATGCGGTATCGCTACTGTCTCCCCTCGGACATCGTGACCGGGAACGCCACGATCACCGCACCGCTCGGGACGGTGTCGACTGACCCGAACTACGGGCTGGCATCGCTGCATGATGGCAATCCGGCGAAGCCGCTGAAGTTCACGAACAGCCCGGCGATTGCGACGGCGATTCTGTTCGACTTTGGCGCTGCGCAGCGCCTGGATGGGATCGTGATCCCGGCGCACAACCTGAGTGCGGGCCTTGCTGTCAGATTTCAGGGGCACACGTCGAATAGCTGGGGCAGCCCGACGCTCAACGCGGCGCTCACCGTCGCGGCCGCCGACAAGGACGGGCACAGCAAACGGCCCTGGGTCGACCTGACAGCCGTGGCCGGCTATGCAACCAGCGGCTTTCGGTACTGGCGGCTCTACATTCCGGCGACGTCCTCCGTGCCCATTCAGCTCGGTGAAGTCTGTCTGGTCAAGCAGTGGCGGACTTGGACGAACGGCCTGCGCTTCGACGATGAGCAGACGATCGAGCGGCGATACATCCCGGCGCTCGAAACAGCCTACGGCGTGAAGACCTACTACGACATGAACGTCAAGCAGACGCGCGTGCGCGGCACGGTGGTCGGCGGCACGGCCGACTACGACGCACTGAAGGACCTCGTCGACGATGCAGGTGGCCCTGTTCAGCCCTTCGTCGTGGTCCTTAACGATGAGGTTCTGACCGATGGCGGATGCCTGATGCGCTGCGCCGAAGGCCTCAGTCAGGCTCTCTCGGCGACGTGGCAAGCCCATGATCTGCTGAACCTGCCGGTTGAGTTTATTGAGGTTTCTCGCGGTCTTCCCTTGTGATCTGAGGACTAAGCCATGCAGATCCACGACTTCGACGGCTACGACGATTATCCGACCGCGCAACTGCTGCGGGAGCACGTGCGGATCGTCGGGGCGGCCGTCTCCATCGTCAGTGGGGGTCGGAATGGCGGCAACCGACTGCGGTGCAACGCCGCGGCGAACTATGTATGCCGGGCCTTCAAAACTTCGCCAGCCGAAGTCGTGATCGGCGCCTATCTGGAAATCGCGGCGTTCCCGGTGCCCTTCTTGGAGTTCCGCGATGCGACGAACGGGCAGGTCTACCTGATTGTGGAAAGCGACGGATCCATCGGGGTTTATCGTCCAAGCATTCCCGAGAATGACTTCAACTACCCCCTGCCCTATAACGACGGCTACCGGACCCTCTTGGGGCGCACGGCAGCGGGTGTGATCTCTGCTGCGCTGCCCTTCCATATTCAAGCGCGTCTCCTTGTCTCTGACACTGTTGGCGAGCTGGAGATCCGGGTCAATGGGGTCCCCAGACTCACCCTGACAAATCAGGACACGCGAACCGGCACAGCCACGATCACGAACATCCTCATCGGCAACGGCAACGTGCCCGGTGGCGGCGTGGCGGTGTATGTCGATGACCTCTGGTCGGCGTCCACCTTTGTCGGCGACCGGCGCGTGGATTCGCACTATCCGATTGCCGATGGTGCAAACCAGGATGGTGTCGCGTCCTCCGGTCCCGCCGACCCGCACTATCCAATGGTTGATGAGCCGTCACCTGACGACGACACGAGTTATGTGACGCTCGACGCGGCAGGCGAACGCGAAAGCTACGGCTGTGAGGATTTCAAGAATCCTGGCGCCTCGATTGACGCCGTAATGATCGTGGTAGATGCGAAGAAGACGGACGCGGGCGCGGCGACGCTGGCCACCCATATCCGCCAGGATGCGACAAACGACGACGGCACGACGCAGGGGATCACGACGGACTACGCCCGGTACAAGCAGGTGTATGAGACCG